TGGCTTCCGTGCTAACGTGACTGCTGATAGCGATCGCGGCGACGCGGGTGCTGTTAAGGTTGGTTCCCTTTCGAAGAAGTTCGACGTTATTGTCGATCCTTACTTCCCACGTAACTTGGTCCTTGTCGGCCGACGTGGTAGTAGCTTCCTTGAGAGTGGTTATGTGTATGCACCTTATGTGCCGCTGCAGACCACCCCGACGATCTTCGGCGTTGAAGACTTCGTGCCTCGCAAGGGCGTGATGACTCGATATGCCAAGAAGATGGTGCGTCCGGACATGTATGGACTAGTCGTTGTAGAAGACTTAGTCTAGACATACCTGACTTAAGGTCAAAATAGTGAAAGCCCCGTCTCTTTTGAGGCGGGGCTTTCTATTTAGTATTAGAGCAATAGAGGATCATGCATGGCAATACCTAATCTTAACCCCGCCTCGACATTCAATGCGAACATACTGCCGGTCACTGGCTCCCCGGCTAATGTGGCGGCAACACTTCCTTTTGGGATATATGAGTCTGTAGCGTTCTTCTCGGGTGCCTCAGATCAAGTGGCCTATACTTATAAAAAGCTCGGTGGCGATGTTTTAGATATTGAGCTTGCCGAAGGGAATGTATATTCGGCCTATGAAGAAGCTGTATTAGAATATTCCTATTTAGTTAATCTCCATCAATCAAAAAACGTACTCTCTGATATGTTGGGCGCCCCAACCGCCTCTTTCGATCAGGACGGACAGATAATTTCGGGACATGCATTATCAGGCTCTGACATTGAGCTAACTTATCCTCGTTTTGATTATGGTTTTGCCCGTCGTGTTTCTGAACGATCCGCCACAGAAACGAATATAGGAGGAACACTTCCTATCTACTCTGCATCCTTCGTTCCCACACCGGGCCAGCAAGATTATGATTTACAAACTTTGATATCTGGATCATCTGCCAATTCGGCCTCTGTTCCGTTTTTCGGAGAGGTCGACGATAAGAGGGTTATCATCCGTAAGGTATATTTCCGAACTCCTCGGGCCATGTGGCGCTTCTATGGCTACTATGGTGGATTCTCTGTCGTAGGCAATCTTCGAACCTACGGCCAATACGCGGACGACTCCACATTTGAAGTGGTACCCACATGGCAGAACAAACTTCAGGCGATGGCCTATGAAGATGCCATCTACACTCGTATCTCGCATTACTCTTATGAGATAAAAAACAATCAACTAAGAATATTCCCTCAGCCCGACAGCACAGGCCCAAAAAAGTTCTGGGTCCAGTTCTCTATTGAGAACCAATTTGCGCCGTGGGAAGAAGGTAACGGGCAGCCTAGGTCGGGCATTAATGGAATTAATAATATGAATCAGCTGCCATTTAATAATATTCCTTATAATAAAATTAATTCTATTGGAAAGCAGTGGATCCGCCGATTTGCTCTGGCATTGACAAAAGAGGTTCTTGGGCAAGTGCGGGGTAAATTTGCCACAGTACCAATACCAGGAGAGAGCGTTACATTAAATGCCTCCGAGCTATTGGGGCAAGCCAAGGCAGAACAAGATCAGTTGCGAGACGAACTTAAAACCATGCTAGATCAGATTACGTATGCAGAGATGGCCGCTGTTGACTCGGGACTGCAAGATTCCACCGCCAAGGTGCTTCAAAACATTCCTAGCGGCATTTTTGTAGGGTAACATAAATGTCTAGAAGCAAACGTACTCAAGCCCAAATCGAAGATAAAGAGGCCACTAAAAATGATTATGTTGGCGATGCCAAGGTAGCAGACAAACTACATGAGATAGAATTTGCGCCTTCGAGCCTAGAAACTATTGACGCGGCCATGCTCAGGTTCATCGACGAGGAACTTAATCTCTCGGTGACTACCAACGAAGGATTTAAAAAAGTACCAGTGTTATGGGTCTCCGCGGAACGAGCCTATCAAATAAAACACAACAAAGATCTCCGCGGCCAGGATGAGATTTTAAAGTTACCGCTCATTAGTGTAAACCGAGCTAGCGTTGTGAAAGAGCCCGGCAACCGGGGCTCAATTTATGCTAATTTATATCCGGTGTCCGATGACAAGGGTGGAGTCATCACGATCGCTCGCCGGATAAACCAGAAAAAGACGGCAGAGTTTCAAAATGCCTTCTCGAAACGTAAGCTCGGCCCGGACAACAACATAACATCTAAAAATGCTAATACGAATAAAAGAAATATGTCAACGCAGCGCACGGTATATCAAACTATTACAATTCCTATTCCAACGTGGGTAACGGTGAAATATGAGATAAGTTTACGAACCGAATACCAGCAGCAGATCAACCAGCTGCTGCAGCCCTTTATTACTATACCAGGCAATTCTCGTATGCCTAAAATGATCCATGATGAGAATCATTATTATGAGACTTTTATAGATGGGAACTTTGCTGACGGATCTAACAAGGCGGCCTTGGGCATGGACCGCCGCAACTATGAACATACCATCAGCATCGACGTTTTGGGGTATTTGATCGGAGAGGGTGAAAATCAGGAAAAGCCCAAAATCATAAAGCGTGAAAACGCAGTTGAATATAAGTTTTCCCGCGAAAGAACTATCTTTGGGGATATCCCAGATAACATAAAAGACGGATTTTATAGAGAATAATACTATTGGACCGGATTAAGACTATTTACTTCTGAAAGTTCTACTGTTATTAGGAGATCGTAGCGAATGTCAGTTAAAAACTACAGATTTGTATCACCCGGGGTTTTTATCAATGAAATTGATAACTCCCAACTGCCCGCATCGCCGGCAGGAATCGGCCCCGTCATCATCGGCCGCGCCGAGAAGGGTCCAGCCCTTCGACCCACCACCGTCAGCTCGTTTTCAGAGTTTGTGCAGATTTTCGGTAACCCCTCCCCGGGCCAAACCGGAAATGATGTGTGGCGCGATGGCTCCAGCCTCCAGGCTCCGACTTATGGGGTATATGGAGCACAAGCATATCTTCGCAATAGTTCTCCATTAACCTTTATTCGTCTTCTCGGCGCCGAGACCACTGAGGGTGCCACATCTGGCGAAGGCCTCGCAGGCTGGACTCAGACTAAGGCCTATGGTCTTTTTGTGTTCGAGTCTGGCTCCGGTGCGACAACAACATCTGGCTCTGTCACGGGCTCTCTGGGCGCTATTTTCTATGTTAACAATGATGCAAGCATCGGCCTCACAGGTAGCTTCATTTATGAGACCAGCGCGTCGTCGGACTCAATCGCAGGGATATCGAGCAGACCGGATCCTGCAGCCCTCCCGGAAGGGGGTTACCAGAACCTTCTCGTCAAGAACGACGGCTCCAATGACTATCAGTACAAGTTGATCATCAGCGGTTCGGATACCGACCTCACAGCCATGACGGCCTCTTTTAACTTTAATCGTAACAGTGCCAAATATATCCGAAAAGTCTTTAACACTAACCCTGAAATGCTCAACTCAGCCATTACAGATTCTTCGAATCGTCTAAACTATTTCCTCGGGGAATCTTTCGATAGATTCATGAAAGAAAATATTCAGCCCCCCAACGGTGTAACTTACGCTGCTATAGCGGAGATTTACGCTACTGGGTCGGCCACATCCGGGTCGAATTTTAATGCTGACCTGCAGAATGCACAGACCGGCTGGCTTGTAGGGTGCGATATCGGTGACCAGAGACAGCCGCGCCTGATGAAAGTTCATGCCCGCGGAGAAGCTGGTGACTGGTCTTCCCGAAACCTTAAGATTTCTATTCAGGACATTCGCCAGTCCACCAACGAGTCAAGCGATTATGGTACTTTTACAGTCCTCGTCCGGCGCCTGTCTGATTCAGACAATGTAGTCCAGGTCGTCGAGCAGTTTACTGAATGCGACCTCAATCCCGAGTCCTTAAACTTTGTTGCCCGTAAGATTGGTGACAAGTATTTGTCCTGGCGAGAAGATGATCGTATTTACCAAGAAGTTGGTGATTATGATAATCGATCCGAATTCATCCGCGTCGAGATTAACCCTGATATCGAAGGCGGTCTCTTGAATGCCATGTATCTTCCTTTTGGATATGAAGGTATTATTAAGTGGAAAGACGAAACAGGAGCCTCTCTTATTGCGAATGCAACCGACGGGCCTGATTTCACCGGCGCGCGCAGCCAAGGCCTCATCGATGCTGGCTCCGACAATCTCGTCGGAATAT